ACATGCCATTAGTGTTCATCAGCGACCGAACAGACGGCCAGTTAGTGCTTACCCACGACGGCGAAACAGCGTCTACGGATATGTCCTGCTTTGCGCTAGACCGTAGTTTCTGCGTGCCGAGAACCTGCCCGCCTTCGCTGAATGTGTTGGTAAACTCATCGTCCTGATTCAGAGATGCCGGAGCGAATCCTGGAGGAATGCCGCACTCAAATTTAAGAGCATCACCAGCGCCCATGAATGCGATCTGTGGCGATGTTGTGCCGGTCACTGATGCGCGAATCTTGCCGCCTGTAACGCCGGACAACTTCATCCATGCGATAGGGCCGCGCTTCGTAATCGACAGCGCCGTCCCGAACGATACCCATGCGGAGCCGTTCCAGTATTCAGGCTCAACTGTCGCGCTGGTGCCTATATCCTTGATGTACATGCCGACATAGGACAGCGTTTTATTGCCGCCAAAGTCTATCTCGATAGTGTCCGGCAGGCTGTCGCCCTTCCATGCAGTATAGGTCTGAGGCGTAGCAATAGCCGCCGCACTGTAGCCGGTCGCTGTGCTTGATGCTGTGATTGTGCCGGACTGGTGAGCAATGCAGAGACGCGGGTAGAACCACTCCGCATCAGTACTGCTTGTCACTGTAATCCTGCTCATGCTGTCACCAGTTCAACGCGCCCCATGCGCCCGCCGTTGTCGGCTAGGGTTTCGCCTATGCCTTCGATGATTTTTTGCAACTGTGCCCCGCTGATAAGTGTATCAGGAGACAGTCCAGTGATGCGAACGTCTGTCGTCTGTTTCTGTGGCTGCTGTGCCATCAATCCACCGCCCTGAGTTGAGCCAGAGAAGCCGCCACCAGCAGTAATGCCGCCGCCACCGCCTACGTTAGAGACGGAGCCACCGCCACCGAAAGACTGCGAACGGATGGCAGACACGCGAGCCGCACCAGCCGCGATAGCCGCGCCAGCAGCAGCGATACCAAGGGCAGGGCCAACAATTGGAATGCCAGCCAGCGATGCATAAGCCTTCTGTGCGCCTTCATAGGTAGACAGCACCGTCTGAGTGATAGCAGCAGCCTTGCCGATGTTGAACATCGTCTTAGACCGGCTGCTCATCAGACTGATAAGGTTGGAGAACATGCCATCCATAGCAGACTTGCGCGCCTGTGCTTCGTATTCTGCCATCTGGATACGGGCATCTGCTGCCGTCTGTTCGGCTGCCAGGTCTTGCTGCCTGTACCAGTCTTTCATGCCATTGACTTGAGCCTGTGCGGCATCCTCCCGCTCAAGCCACGCCATCAACTCATCTTCGGACGGGCCGATAGCCGGAGCGGCTGCCTGTGCTGCGCCTGTAGGTGCGCCGGCAGGTTGTGCGCCAGTATCCCCGCCTACAGCCGCCATCGTCGCATGTACGGCATCCCGCTTGCGCTGCTCTGCTGTTTCGACTGCTACCGCGCTTGTGTCCCAGATGGCGGCAATCTTGCTCATCGTCTGACTAGCAGTATCCACAGTATCAGCGTGAACCTGCTTCATGATGTCAGCAGCGCCAGCGAAGTCGCCAGACAGTGCCGCAGCAGTTGCAGCCGCAACGCCACCGATGGCATTGCCGACAGCCTGAACTGTAGCAGCAGCGGTAACGCCTACCGTTACAACTCCCTTGAGAATAGCCACAACTCCCTCTGCTGCGCTGGCCATCGTGTCGCCGTTGTCGGCTGTGGCTACCATCTCATTGCCAAGGTTATTCAGGGATGGCAACAGTCCTTTCATTACCTCATTGCCGAAGCCCTTAGCCGCGCCCTTGAGCATGTCGATGTTGTCGTTGAACTGGCCAGCAGCGTCAGCCGTTGGCCCATCAAGCGTAACGCCAAGCCGGTCAGCCTGCGCCGTCAATTCGTTGATGCCGGCAGCGCCTTGATTCAGGAATGGCACCATTTCCGCGCCAGACTTCCCGAAAATATCCATCGCCATAGCAGACTTTTGCGCGCCGTCTTTCATGCCGGCGAACTTGTCGGCCACGTCGAGCATCACGTCTGTTGATTCGCGGAGCGAGCCGTCTGCGTTTGTGTAGGATACGCCGAGAGAGTCAAAAGCAGCCTGTGCCGACTTGCTGCCATTGGCGGCATCGTACATCGACTTATTCAGGAACTTCATCGAGCCATCAAGAGCATCCGCCCCGCCTACGCTAAACTTCATCGCGTAGCCAAGACGGGTGTAGTTCTCGACAGAGATACCGGCAGCGGCAGCCGCTTCACCTGCTGAGTCGGCAGCATCAATATTCGCTTTCGTCATTGCGACGGCAGCGGTAGCAGCAGCAGCGATTGCCACGCCTACAGCAGCAGCGCCAGACTTCAGCACCGCCAGGTTAGACTCTGCCTTCTTGCTGGAATCAGTCAGGCCGTCAAGGTCACTTGCAGCGCCCTTCGCCTGAGTCGAATCAACCTTTAGCACAAGTGAGGCGTATTCTGTCATTACCTGTTCCTCGCGTGCGCCTCATCAAGTCGGCGTAAACAATCAACCTCGACAGGCGTTAGCTGCTCGCCGGTCATTTCAACGTAGGCGCGTATCTCAGAATACGACACGCTGCCGGCATTCTTCAGGTCTACAAACAAGCGCCACAGATACTCGGAGCCTTCTGGCGCTTTGGGCGCATTCTGTAACTCTTTCGGGATGCGCCCAAGTGATCGCGCAACCTGATCTAGCGATTCTCTCCGGCTGATCTTCTGCCCTTTCGGTACGCCATCAAGCCAGAACTGGTGATTAGCGTACTCGATAAGGCCAGCGATCAGCCCTTCATAAAATTTCTGCGCTTGGTAAAGAACTCATCCACCTGTGCGCGGATTGCCGGGCTATCGGTGTACAGCTTTCGAGCCAGTGCCGGAGAGAACTCTTCATCCAGCCCACGCCAGCCGGCAGTAATGGCAACGGTAAGATCAAGCGACAACTCGTCGGCATCGCTGCCTTTTTCCAGTCGCTTACGGTTGAACTCAAGCGAGGCATTGCGGAACGTCTTGGAATCCACGCCCTTGATGCGGATATAAACATCAGTCGGCTCGCCAGTGGCCGGGTGCATCACGCGCATTTCCGCGCCTTCTTCATGTGCGCCAGCGGTCATCAGTTCATCAAGTTTCATTATGTCCGCTCCAGTTATAAGGTGGCCATCCGTGGCCAGTCGGGTAAGCCTTAAACAGGGTTGCGAGTGATGACGATATTGGATGCATCAACACTGTCGTAGATAGCCTGAAAATCCATGCTGACAGTGACCGAGCCTTCACCAGAGACGTCAGGCTGCCCGCTGTTGTACTTCAGCTTTGGAATTTCAATCTGGAACGTGTTTCCGTCCGGGTCGGTCAGCGTAATATCAAGACTGGATTCAGTTTCGTTCTGAAACTTCGTCAGCATGGCCTGATCTTCAAGATAGACAGTGATGCTGCCGGTAACGTTGCAACGCCCAATCGAAGGGCGCAGAGTCGTGCTGGAACCTACCACAAACTGTGGCTCAATGCCGTTTTCCAGCGTCACTTCCATTTCAGTGACAAGCGCGATAGGCGAGCCGCCTTCATTAATCGTTGCCGTGAAGCTGTCAAACTGGCAGGTATCAGTCAGGGCCGAATAGCTGGAACCAGCAATGGCAGTCTGTGCAATCGACTGATCCTTTCCGATGAAGCCGAACGACACGCCAATCATTGAGTTAGGCGCAATGCTGATCGACATTGTGTTCACTTCACAGCCGGTATACCGCATGTACTGCGTGATATCCTGGAATGTGCGTTCCACAGTGAACGAGCGACGGGTAGTGCCGGCCTTGAGAACATCGGTTGACCATGTGCCGCATAATGCAGCCTCGATCAGCTTATCGTACTCGCCGTATACCAGTTCGCCTTCAATGTCGCCGCCGACTGACTTGTTGCCATGACGGAAGCAAGTGATCTGGCGGTCGCCTCGGATTTCTTCAGACTCTACAGCGTCCTTGGACAGCCCGATATTGCAGGAATTGTGGCGAAGCGTAGAGAACGCTGGTGTGGTAGGCGTAGTGCCGTATGTCACTTCAGCGATTGCAGCGAGACGGTGCCGGCTGCCGGATGCGATGGCCATTCTGTTACTCCTTCAGTCGGCAAGGTTGCCGGGTTGATTATACCTTATTTTGCGTCACTGCCGCATTTATCATCGACTGGATGCGGGTGAAGTTTCCGCGCACCATTGCGTAGGGTGCCGACTGATCTGACCACCCTAGCTCCAGCCGATAGATGTACGGCAGGTTGTTTGCGATGTACGTCACGGAACCAGCGCCGCCTGCATTCTGTACTAATTCAGCGATTGCGCCGTTATCGCCAATCCGATCAATTATTCCAGTTGCCGGACTTCCAACGGTCGTCTGCCAGTTCCCCTTAGCGCGACCCTCGTGAATCGGGGTATCCTTCATTACCGCCGTCCCCAGCTCAATAGTCACCATCCGCACAGTCTTATCCAGCGACTCGCCGGCCTTCTGTGCAAATGCTGCTATGTCGGCTGAGAATGTCACACAACACTCCGCACCACATGCGCCATCCAGTTAATCGACACGATGCAGCGCATCCACCCGTCCTCATTGCGCGGGCTTGTTACATTCGTGCCGGTGAACTGCACGCCCTGGCTGTCATATACCTGGCTGTGGCCACGCTGGAAATGCGTGGCGATTGCGTCGGCCTTGTCGAGAATATCGCCGATGCCGATATTCGTTGGGTACATCAGGTCAACTTGCAGGATGCCAGTCTGCACGTCTACGCCATTCCCGCCTAGTGAGCCTGCGTCATTCTCGGACGGCAGGAACCACACGCGAGCATGTGCCGTTCCCGCTGTCGGGTTGTTGTCGTCATTGGGCCAATAATCGGGAATGGTGAACGAGCCGGACGCATACCGAGTGGCGCAAGCGGAATAAATATCGGCCAGTCTCATTTTCGCACCTGCAAGCGGTAAGCGATAACCGTATCGGCTGGCTTGATTGGCTGTATTTCAACGATTGACCACGTTTCGCCACTCAGGCTTACCGTGTCGGCCATCACTGGCGCATAGCTCGCATCAATGATAAGCGAGCGGTCGCCGGACTGTATGCGCGTACCGTCCACCAGCCGTTGATTAATGGGGATCTCAACGCCGACAGTCGCAGTCGTGGCGGTCGTGGCGGTCGTGTTCTTGCCGGTTATTTTGTTGAATGTCTTTGTGATTCGCGAGAACGTGATCGGCCGGCCAAACTCTGTGAGCAGGTCGGTTGCCACATCTTGCATGTCATCATAGAAGGCCATCAGGCGCGCACCGCGAACAGGCCAGAACGGGCCAGCAACAGATTGATGATTGCCTGTGATTCCCTGTTCTTGTTCACCTTCACGCTACCTGATGGGCCAGCAGCGTATGACACTGACACCGCGCCAGACACTGACTTCTGTGTCACCGGTCCCTGCAATGGCGTCGGGTTGAACGGGTCATCGCCTGCGTTCAATTCAATCAGTGTGGCAAGTTGCGCGTTGATTACCTGGCGCGGGATCTCATCGGATGCCCACGAGTATCCCTCGATGACGGCATCATAGCGAGGCCATGCAAGCGGTTGGTCACGCTCGACAAGAATGCCACGATAACGGGCGCGAAATGATTCCAGATAGTCCGCCGCCTTGATAATCATCACATCAGTGGCGGTAGTATCTGCAAGCGTTACGCCACGAGCGGCAGCGTAAGCAATAGCATCAGCACGGGAGACGTATGTGTTTGCGCCTGTAACAATTGCGCCAGTTTCAACTATCAACGCCATGTCAGCCCCGACTGATTAGAAATTAGATAGAAAAAGGGGGAGCCGAAACTCCCCCCGTTTCATTAGCCGAGCAGCAAAGCGGAGTGTTCTGCCTTGATGTTCTTGACGCCCCATGCCAGAGCAAGCTCGTAGCGAATCTTGCGATAGCCGCCATAGATTGCCAGCTCGAAGGTCAGGCCGGTGCGAGGGTCAGTGATTTCCATCACATCCAGCGCCAGATCGCCTTCCTGCGGACGCTCAGGCATACGGGTAGCCAGAACGATAGCAGAGCGGGCAAAGGCCAGATTGCGAGGGCCAGAAGCCACCACAGTGATGGCGCGAGTTGCAACGCCCTGTGCCTTGCGCAGACCGGGTGCGGCCAGCGTGATGGTATCGCCAGAAGCCGGGTTAGCACCTGCGAAGGTGGCCGATGCGACAACGTACTGGTTGGTATCGTTGGCAAAGGTAATCACGTCACCAGCAGCAACCACGCCAGTACCAGCAGTGGCCAGCGGAATGACAGTCTGGCCGACAGTGAAGGCGGCAGAGGTCGAGGTGGCAGAAGCCATTGCGCCGGCAGTGCCCTGATAAATCTGGGCAGACTCGCGGATATTCACGCCAGAGGCGTTAATCAGCGTTCCCTGTTCAGAAAGCTGGGCGAGGTCGTTGCTACGAGCAGTCTGAATGCCGAACAGCGTGCGCAGCTTCGCGCCAGCAGCGGTATCGACAACCAGTTGCAGGTCAGAGGTAGGAGCGCCGTTGTCCACCAGAATCTTGCGGGCGTTCATCGCGCCTTCAAGAGTAGAAGCAAACGGAGTCGTGGTCACAGTGCCGGCAGCGCGGGAGGCGGTAATGGCAAGGTTGCCGAGGTCGGCTTCAATGTCATTTACCAGCGTGCGCATAGCCTGTGCAATCTGGTTCTGGCGGATGTTCAGGTAACCGACGCCAGAGTTCAGACCGACCTGCTCATTGCCCTGCCAGCTAAACGGCACAGCCTTGGACTTGGTGATCTTGATTTCAGCGTTGCCGATGGTCTGATCAGCTTCGGCAGGAATCGCCATCGCCGGAGTGGTGTCAACCATAGAGTTGCTGGAAGGCACAATCGGCACACGGACGGACTGGTTGACGGCAGCACGATTGGCCTGTGCATCAACGGTAACGGCAGGAATGAAACCGGTCAGCTCGCGCGAGACAACATCAAGCGCGGCATACACATCGGGAATCAGGGAAGTCAGGGTATTGGTAGTCATGGTTCAATGCCTCAATTGGTAATGGTTCCGCCAGACTTGACGTATTCGGACTTGGCCGATGGTGTCATGCTGTCGAATTGGCTACGGGTTACAGTCTTTTTCGCGGCCCCGCCGCCATTTCCACTACCAGAGGCCCCGCCCCCGGCTGCCTTGCTTGCTGCGATGATTGGCGCGAACGCCTGATTAGCAGCAATCTCGGACTTGAGGTCATCAATTGTCAGTGCAGACGGCTTACCATCTGGACCAATGACAACCGTAACAGGTTCGCCGTCGCGGATTTCCATCGACAGACGCGCCTGTATATGTGGCAATAGTACAGCAGCCGAGCCGGGGATTGCAAGTTCAGACGCCAATGTGGTAGCGGTCTGGCCTACAGTCAGTCGCTGAAGCTGCTGCTGATAGCTTTTTTCCTTCTCGCCAAACTCGGATGTGATCTTGCCGAACTTGTCCTCGTAGCTCTTGCGGAGTGACTCAACGTCGCCGTTTTTGGCCATCAGTTCCTGCCGTTCACGTTCAAGCTGCTCATCCTTTTCCTTTTGGGTACGCTTGAACCCCTTAAGCTCGTCAAGCAGTTCCTGGTTCTTCTTCTTCAGCCCTTCATCATTCGGCAGGCCATCGACCTTGAGGCGGAACTTTCCTTCCTTTTCCTCATACAGGCCGCGCAACGGCTCATCAATGGAATCAAGGCTATCGGTTTCAAGTTTCAGCATTACAGTGCCCTCCGGGCGATTGTGTGGTCACAGACCACGTTATAAGCCGGCACGCTCAAACGCCACCGGCTCTAGTTCTTTCATCTGGTCAAGGGTCAGCGGCTCGAATTGCTTGCCTAGCTGAAGCTCTTGGAATCGTTGAGCGGATAGTCCGCCGTCACGGAACAACTGCGCACGCATCGGGCCTAGTGCTTCGTCTTGGAATCCTGCCGGCTGCGTCTTGAGCCACTCATAATACGATGTGCTGGCTGATACCGGCCCGTCTGTCTCGCCATTGCTAACACGGGTCGCGCCTTGCCGTAGCGTATCGCGGATGAATTTGTTGGCGATAACGGGGGCTGTGGATGACCGGCAGTTGATATGAATAGGCGGGAGCGGCCCTTTGCCTACTTCAAAGACGCGGCCATCAAGCGACTGGCACTGCACTGTGGTGCGGCTGTCGAGCGTGCTGACCCACTCATACCCTGTGATTATGTCGGCATTCTGCGCCCACATTTCAGAGCGTGCGACTTGAGCAACGTGCTGCACCGATGTGCGAACCACGGCCTGCGCATTGCGATACGTGGCATCAATCATGCCGTCTTTGTATTTGTTCTTGGCCGTCCCGACAACATCAGCAATAAGCTCGCGATTCGTGCGGCCCTGCATGTAGCCTAGCCGGATGGCGTTCTCTACCTTCTCAATCGAGCCTGTAACCCAATCATTGATAAACGGCTCAAGCATCTTAGCCGACTGGCCAGACGTGAGCGGGCGCGACATTGCAGCAGCCAGTACCTGATTAGCAGACGGGACGGTCAACTCTACGCCAGACAGTACCGCATCAAGCGCCCTAGCCTCTGCTCCGGTTGCGTAGTCTGCCAAGTCCTTCAGGTCTGATGTGATCTGCTTGCCTGCGTCGCCGTAGATGGCTTGTAGGTCATTACGGATGGCGACAAGCTGAGCCTCCGCACGACTACGGGCCAGCGCGGTTAGCTCATCGCTAGCCAGTCGGTCGCGGATAGCCTTCGCGGCATCCTTCAGGAACGATTCCAGCCCTTTAATGTTGCCAGCCTTCAACCGTTCAAGCATGACTTGCTGTCGGGTTGAGAGGCTGATTAGGGCGGGGGCGGAGTTAGCCAAGGTTTACCCCTGCCCCGTCCAATTCCTCAATTATCTGATCTACCGTCTTGCTCGCATCCACCAGCCCGATACGCTGAAGGAATCGTATTGCATCGGCTTTCGGCATTGTGCCGGACTGCCAAGCGGCAACGATTGCGGCCAGCATCTGCGCGTCCCACTGGATAACGGAGAGGTCATTGGACAGACGGAACTCAACTTCACCAGCGCCGCCCATGAACATCTGCGCCCATTTGAGTGCTTTCGTGTAGGCGTCGGACACGTTCTCAGCGGCCAGCGAGACGACAGAATGCGACACCTCCTGCTCGCCTGCTGACTGTGTTGCAGTCTTCGCAGCCTCACCTGGTTGCACAAGTCGAGCGCCAATCAGCGCCATCATCTGTACAAGGTCGGTCAGTTCTTTCTGAATGGCGCTGTCAGCGGTCACTGTGGCGTAGTTGAACGTACCACCTTCAGGGAGAAGGAACGGAGCGCGTGAGCCGACTACAATGCCTTCCTTTTGCAGGAAATCTCGCCAGTCCTCGGTCAGTCCGGATATGACCGGCTGTGGCTGGCCAGCGAAGTACAGCGCATTGTACCAATCCGCACCCAACTGATAGTGCTTGCGAT